AAAGCTCTGCGCCGCTTGCCATCGTCTCCCGCTCGTCAGGGATGCTCATGTCGCCGGTAATCTCAGCCCATGAACGAATCTCAGGAACCATCGTGCAGCGACAGTTGGTGTGGCTAGGCATGATCTCAGCGGTGGTAGAGAGCGTGCCGTGTAGCGCCCAGCAAGAGACGCAGGTGCGCGAGTCAGCGGCAGAGAGTCTGCGGTATCCGCTCAGTACGTCACCATTGGCGGCGTAGGTTCGGCGCGTAGCCTCGCGTGAGGCTCTGAGCATCTCCGTTCGCGCTATGGCTTCCAGACGGGCGCGTGAGACGCTTGTGGTAACAGAGAGGCGCTGTGCTACGGTGCGCGGGTTCTCTCCATTGACAATGCCGTCGAGGAGCGCGTTGCGAATCAGCAAGCCGGTATCGCCAGCAAACGAGTCCAGCAGTGCAGAGAGTGGTGAGCCGTCAGACGACAGTCCCACAAGCGCTTCAAATGCATCAGAGGAGAGAGTAGCCCAGGGGAACGTCTTGCCTGCTGGCACGGCTCCTGCGGCGGCTCGCGCTAGAGGCTCGGCGTACTGCGTGGTGGAGAGTATCGTGGCTCGTTGCCCGTCCTCGACAATCGCCGCGCCTCGATCCGCAAGCCCAGAAAGCTCATCTGAGATTTGATCTTGGAGAGTGAGCAGACGCTTCAGCGCCTCGTCTCGCCAGCCGGCTGTTTCTTGGTGATTGCCGATGTAGTCCAGCAGCTCTTTAATGCGCTTGTCTAGGCTCCTCTGCGCCCGTGCCCACTCAGTAGCCAGCGTGTCAATGGTTGCGGCCTCGTCACGCGCCAATGCACGGCGGAAAGCGTCTGCCACATCGTAGATATTGCCAGGAGTCTGCCCCGCTACCTTGCGAAACGCCGTCAGGCTCTTAGCGGCAGGTACAGCGGGTAGTGCTGTTGGCGCTGGCGTGGCCTCAATGGGCTTTGGCCCCAGCCCTTGCCGCTCCCGTGCTTCATCTGCGGTGAGGATGCCTGCTACCACGTCGGCTCTGTCAGCCTCGCGCATGGCGAGCGTGTCGTCCTGAAGCTCTGGAACCACGGAGGTATCCCAAGCGAACGCCACGCGCCTACCATCGGGGTAGAGGGGCAGAAGCTTTGTGTTTATCTGGCTTTCAAAGACGCGCATCATGGGGATAATGCCACCGCGCCAACCCTGCTGAATTGCTTCCGCCAGGTTGTTGTAGGTGCTTTTCTGGATGCCGGTGTAGAGCTGGAGCAGGATAGCCGGAATGCCTAGCGCAGCAGGGATGCGCGTCTCTGGCATGGCGCGAACGTCGTTTAAGGCCATCTCCGCAGGGGAGAGCCCGATTTTGTGATAGTCCACCGAGCCGGGCAGGAAGTTGGTGCGGCCTGGGTCTTGGCGGCGCTTCTCATTGTACTTGTCGGAGAGCTCTCGCGCCTGATCGCTCGTCATCTGCATCATGCCGTCAGCGGTGATACGCGGAGAGAACACGCCAGCGTTCATGCCGCCGTTTTTGCCGATGCTTGCCGATGCGTCAGAGTAGCTGTTGTCCGTCACGATCTCGCGGTACTGAGCCGCCAGGGGGGAGATGCCCAGAAGCGGGTTTGTCTCGTCGATGCCGTTGCGGAAGTGCAGCACCTCCGACGGCTTGAGAGGACGGACGACGCCATTTACCGTGTAGTCGTAGCGCAGGAGCCGCCCGTTGGCATCAGGCACAGCAGAGACGAGGGCGGCGGGGAGGTAGTCGAGCGCAACCGGAGCGCCTGAGCGTGATGCAACGATGTGAGAGTAAGCATTGCCCTTGGTAACGTAGTCACGCACCCATGCAGAGATAAGCGCAGCGCCATCCATCTCGGCAAACGGCGAGGGATAGGAAAGCAGAAGAGGAAGCGGGTGGCTTGGGTTAGCAACCACCTTGCCCTGCTCGTCAAGCGGCCCAACGACAGGAGGCGCAACCATCCAAGAGGTAGCGATCCAGTTTACGAGGATGCCGACGATAGAGTTGTCTTTACCGTCGCGAGCCTCAGAGGGAGAGATAGCAAGTGACTGGACAGACCAGCCACCCAGGAGCATCTGTATCCAGTTTGGGGTAGCGCCTAAACTGCCGCCGCCCGGCAATGGCAAAGGAGACTGTCCCTTAACCACCCACGGCAACCTAAATTTAGCTTTATCCCAAAATGACAAATGCGCCCCGCTTCCGGCAAACAACAAGGGGAGGAAATACCCTCCCGTTTGCGTTTACGTCCGTGAAGCGGAGCGCACAAACAGAGTCGAAAAACAGTGCCTTACAGTCCGTGATCTGGATTAACCGCACACGCGAAGCAAGACGATAGAGCGAGTGTACAGTAAAAGTGTACGGATTGTCAAGCCCGATTGCTCTCCGCAGTCAATTCCTCCGGACTTGCATCTAGTGCGCTCAGGAGACGCAGCACAATTGTGCCACTAGGCTCAACCTCGCCTTTTTCCCAGCGCCTGATACTGTCGAGATTCTTGACCCCGATCATTGCGGCCAGGCCCCGCTGAGTGAGCCGTCTCCTGGTTCGTAGCGACCGGAGCAGCTCGCCCGAGAAAACGAGAGAGGCAGAGGGAATCTCTCGTTTCCGCGATTTCGGAACCCAAAACTCCTCCAGTCCCGCCTCTCTGCATATCCTAGACACGCTCGGCTGGGATATTTGAAAACGCTGCGCTATCTCCTGGAGAGACGTTCTCTCCATTCGCATCCTGATGATTTCCGCGTCCCTCTTTTCGCGCCTCCTCTGGATTGGACTCATAGCCCTGCCCCCAGTCCATTCCAAAACTCCACAGGCGAAATCCCATCCCCCCTAGTCACTCCCCGCCAATACCGCTCCTTGAGATCGGCCAGCGCCAGCAGCTCCAGCACCCCGAGTCCCTCGAAAAGCGTTGCCGCCGCCTCAGTGTCACCTAGCTCCCATTTCTCCCCAAGACCATCTAGGCGAATGGCCTCGGCAACCTCGTCGCCGATATAGTTCAGCGTGTCGGGCAGGATCGCCGTAGAGTTCAGACAGTCCACCGCGCAGCAGAAGTGCGCCACGGTGAACTCCTCCCGGCGCTTGAGCTGCCAGATACCGCCCCGAACCATCCGGTCGTAGCGCTCGATCATGTCCGAAGCTGGCAGGGACAGGTTCACTGCCCCAGTGGTGCGTGTGCCACCGTGCGAGCGAACCGGCTCGGCACGAATAGCTAAAGCCTGCTGTGCGGCAGGCGAGAATGTAAGAATTGTTCGTTTTTCCATGATGTCCTCCAAAGATAAAACCCCGCCCAACTCATGGGCGGGGCTGGTGGGTAACTACGCGACTTCGACAGCCCAGCTAAACGATTCCCAGACACGGGAGGCGATCCCCTCAATATGCTCAATCTCGCCACGATCACCGGATTCGTCCATAGAGCCATCGGCTAGAGCGACTCGAGGCTTCAGCGTCGCAGGAAGGCATCCCTCTGCGCCAATCTGGTAGTCAATCTCAATCTCAGTGCCAGGGTAGGCTGCCGTAAGCTCGGTGCGGAGCATAGAGGTATAGGACTCAGCAGATGCACGCTCGTCGTAGTTGCCCTCTGCGCCGCTGAGTAGGTTGCCGATCAGGAATCCATAGAATATGGAGGTTACGTTATTAATCGTGATAGTATTGTTTGACATTAGAGTCTCTTTCTGTGTCCGTGGGGAGGGTGTTCGTAGCACTACTCCCCGATTTTGTTATTACTCTCCAGCCCTCGCTCTTGAGTATGTACACACTATAACACCAGTATGTACACACTGTCAATAGAATTATAAAAAATAGTCGTAGTTTTTTTACAGCAGGCCACAGGCTAGAAAATATCCCACTGAACGGTAGGCCGAGCAAGCGCCGAAAAGCCACCCGAGGAGGCGTCCACTCTGTCGTCCTTGCCACCATCTGCACCGGTGAATTGGCGCAGCTCCTCGACATACGCCCGGTTCCAATCACCTCGCACCAGGCGCACGTTCCCTGCGTTTACCTGAGCCGCAAACGGATCGGCGCGTACCGCCTTGTTGCCCGTCTCGCGTACCGCTTTGACGGGAAAGCCTGCCAGAAGCGTGATAAATGCCCGTGCCGAGTCTTTGCCAGCACTGCCGGGGTCTTCAGGCACGATGATTTTCACTTCCCTGCCATCCGTCTCGGCAGTCAGGCGCATCTGCCTATTGCGCTCGGCACTCTCCCACTGCCCTGCGTGGATATGCTCAACGTAGTAGATGCCGCTTTTGTCCGGCCCACTCATTTTTGCACCGCAGGATAAATCTCCGTCGTCTTGGGTTGCCGCTACGTCCCATTTTCGCACAGTGGGCAAGCCAGCTGGCACTGCGTCCACAAAGTCGAGCATCGACACCTTGAAGATGCTGCCCTCGCGTGGGGTTGGGTTCTGCTGGTAGAGCGCCTCGAAAGCTCTCTCTCCCTCGTTACGTGCCATCACGTCGCGGATTCTCTGGAGCGCCTCCACAGGGTATCTGTCAGGCCAAAGAGCGCCACCGGGCTGGCGTCCCATTGGATCGTTGTCTAGAGCAATGGCGGGAAGCTTTAAGACAGTCCAGCGCCCCGGCTCGGAGGCCACGGCACGCGCTCCAATATCGTCCTCATGCCAAAGTGTCATGATAAGCACGATGGCCCCGCCCGGCTCTAAGCGCTGGTACAAGTCATCTGTGTACCAGTCCCATGTAGCCTCCCTCACCGTCTCGCTCTCTGCGTCCTGGCGACGGCGCACGGGATCGTCAATCACGATGAGGTTGAATCCTGTTCCGGTTGGTGGTGATCCGACGCCGCGAGTCATGAGCAGCCCCCCGGCGTTTGTCTCCCACTCGTCCATCGCGGCTTTATCACCGCTCACCATGCCAAGCTCTGCCGCTAGGTTGCGAGTCCTGCGCCCAAACTTGTTGGCAAAACGCTGGTTGTAGCCTGTCACTAGGACATTGCACCCAGGGTTATCAAGGTGCCAGCAGATGGGAAATCGGTAGGTAACGCTCTCGGACTTTCCATGACGAGGAGGCATATGGATAGCAAGGCGATCTATCTCCCCGCGCCTCACCTTGTCCAGATGCTCGGCGATCAGGCGGATGTGCGGAGCGTCTACCGTCCACGACTTAGGCAGGGTGCGGCGCAGGAAGTCGAGGTAGGGTTCGCGCTTACCCGTTGGATGGGGTTCTTCTGCCTGTGCTTTTTTCGCAGGCACAACAAGCCGAGAGGCAGTCCGCCATTGCCGAGCGCGTTTAAGGGCTGTCATGCGTTCCTCTGTGCTTTCTAGTTCTCAAGGTGATGGGGCTAGGGTTATTTGTAGCTGGCTTACCACGCCTGCGCCCGGTGGATTCTGTAGCGCTTTTTCCACACGGCAAGCAACGCCAACGACAAGAGGCATTAGGGTTATTACCGTTTTTAGACATTTTGCGGCCACAGATTGTGCAATCCATGATAAAATCTCTCTGCCCTTCTGGGCATTTGCACCCGGCTCCTATCTGTCGGGTGAGGATTGAAACGAAAAAAAACCGACAGTATTCTGTCGGTCTACTCGTTGCCCCGGCGCTACTTCCGATTGCGCCGGGGCTTTTGCTTTAGTCGTAGAGCGCGGGCCGGCGCTCTGGTAGGCTCATTGGCTCGCCAATTTGGGCCGTGGCGATGGGAGCAAATAGCGACTCCTGCATATCCGGCTTGCCCTCACCATCTGCGTATGTACCATCTGTATCTACTGCCTTGGAGCCTGGGGTAAACCATCGGCCCCACTCCCCTGCTGATACGAGATCACCACGCTGGTCACGCTCAATCCGGCGTGATCGACGCTGAGTCCCAATCTGCTCGGTCTGGGTGAGTGCAATCCGGTTAGGGTTGCTGGGTGTGGTGTAGCTGAGTGTTTCTTTCATGGTTTCTTATGTCCTTCCGGGCGCGGAATGAGTCACGCGCCCTAAAAATAAATTACCCTTGCTTCTCGGCGTAGATTTTGTACGCCGGGTCGGTTACGCCGTGGGTCTTAGCAAGCTCGATGCGAGCCGCGATTTTTGCGGCGGTTGCAGTCTCTGCAACAACCTGCGTCAAGTCCTGGCGGCGGTTGCAGTTATCAAAAGTGTAGATTGTGTAAGTAGACATTTACGCGCCCTCGCATCCGCAGTAGCTACCGCGAGCGTAGTTGGTATCCACGGTGCGGGATGTGATCCGCTCACCGCAGACAGTGCAGGAGCATCCGTAAGCAACTGCGCTCGGGAAGATGATGGGCTTGCTGGTTGCAGACTCAGGAGCGGATGCCGTTGCAATCTCAACAATCTCAATACCGCTCATGGCGTTGCCGTAGCTGGCTTTGTAGGTGTGCCGACCGATGCGGCGCAGCTCCTCAGCCTCGGACTCTCCGCCCATCCATGCAGCTCCGTCCCAGGTGAACCCAGCGGCTTTGAGTAACTCTTTTGCGGCGAAAGTTTTACCAGTAATTGTAAATGTCTTCATCTTAGTTTCCTATCTCCCAGCTTCCGACTGGGTGTAGCTCCGGTGTCTCTCGGTGGCTACAAGAATAGTATATCACGCATTATGGAACACGCCAACAAATTTCATAAAAAGGGCTGTATTTTTTTCATGCGTTTGGCAAGCCGCTGCTCCCACGCTGGCGGGGCAAGAATCTTCTCAAATCCTGCCCTAGCCTCGCTCGGCGCTATGTAAGCAGGACACTCGTTATAAAACTCCTCCAGAGCATCGCATAAACCAGCATCGTTATCACCGTCTAGGTTCTCGGCTCGTTTGTTGGCGTTCAGGTTGAGCGAACCTCTAAGCACATAGTCCCAGCGCTCGTTGCGGATAGTGCAGATTTTAGCGTGAGTAGAGCTGATCCGTATATCGGCCTCCCCCACAAGGCGCATAAACTCCTCTGCTTTCGCCTGGCGCGTCGAAAAAAAGCCGCGATCCACCACAAAGCGCAGTGAGATTACTGCACCCTGAGATTTTAGATCCGATAAATCCACCACCTCCTGAAACCCTGGCACCCAGGTAGTCACCAGTACGCGAGCTGGCCCAGTTTCTGCCAGTACATGACGGACGGCATCGATCATGCTAAAAGCGCCATTCGTGAGGATGAAAAACCCACGCTCTTTAGAAAGCGCCCCGATTGCCTTGCTTGCCGTAGCAGCTCGGCTCATGTAGCTCTGGCGTGTGCGATTCTCCCGATAGTGGGTAATTGGCAGGAGCGCCTCCCCTGCCTTTTTTTCAGCCATCTTCAGCCTCTATCAGTCCGATAACGGTTTCGACGCCTAGCGAGTGCGCCTCGGCATCTAGTCCAGACTGAGCTGCGGCAAGAGCAGACCGTGCGAGTCCAGACGCTTCTGAGGGCGGGACAGACTCCGGTGGGAGGTTTTTGTATGCGCGAACGCTCCTCAGTGCAAGCTCAAGTGCCTCCTCTCCGTAGAGTAGTAGAGATTGAGCAATGCGCCGGGAGTTGTCCAGGTGCTTTTTCATGGCCGCGCTCTTCTCCGCTTTCTCCCTGCCGCTCCTGCGAACTGCATCCATGTGATCGTCGTAAGCCAAAGTACGAGCCTCCCACTGGTAGCGCGACGACCATCTACGAATAACACGCTCATAACCAGGACTCCTCCCGGACTGCTCCCGGACTTTTTCGTGTGATCTCTGGATGCCTAAATCTCGGTACGTACAAAAAGCCGCAAAAGCCTTCGAGGTTTCGCCCTCGCTCCGCTCCCATGGATGGCTCATTTCAGCACCTTCTCCCCTCGTTTATCCCCACGAGGAATCCGAATCTCTACCGTCGTCCCGCAAGAGCAGGATGTTGCCCCCCGCTCATAAAAGCACGTCCTGCGCCCCGAGTGCTCCACGCAGACGGATAGCCCATCGGGGGCATACTCGCCGATGATGCGATGACACTTGGGGCAGTGTATGTACTTGCTCATTTTCCTAACCTCTCTCTCTTTTTTGCTTTGGAACATTGTAGATTGCTGTTCCTGCGTGTCCTCGTTCCGGGTGCCAGAAGTACGCCTCGGCGCTTCTGATGTTGCCCACATAGCCTTGCCCGTGGTGCCATGAGTCTGTGCCTGAGAGACTCGGTAGCGTCCTGACGCGCACTCCGTTAAACTCATCACCTGTGACTGTCATCCCTGCGCTCTTGTGCCGGTGTCCTAGGTGCGCCTCGCGGTAGTGAGTCTGCGCCCAATCCTCAGGCCGCTCGGTTGCCATGAGGAGCGGCAAGCCTGCCAGCTTCTCTTTGTCACCGTGGGTGAAGAGCAAGAGCGTCTTGCCATAGCGGTAGTACTTGCGTAGCGTTGGGGCATTGTCCACGCTCACGTCTCCCGCAGTCCGATACCAAGCGCGGAGGCTCTCGGTGATTGTCCAGGCCGAGAGCGTGTCATGGTTGCCAGGGATAGAGATAACGTCCACAGGGGCTAGCTCGCGGAGCCTGTCTATCGCGCCGACAAGCAGCCCTAGCGTCACCTGGTAGACTTTCTGGAACCGCCCATCGTTGCTCTGGGGCGTCCCTCCCGTCGTCATCCCCTGAGAGTTGTCGCAGTTGAGCAAGTCGTTGCCGACAGGGAAAAGAATCTTTGCGATAGTGCGGCTCTTGGCGTCGTCCACCAAGTGCGAGAACGCGTCCATGAACACGTCCTGGGCGATCCTGAGATCGTAGTCCTCGCCTGTCTCCATGCCCCAGCAGAGCTTGCCGACATGGACATCTGGCATGGAGAGCTCAAAGAGCAAGCCATCACCGCTGGTGGGTAGGCGCTGGATCATGGGGTAGACGGGCGCGTGTGCCTTAACTGCCTCCAGCGCAGATGCAAGCGCCTGGCGGCTATTGTACTCCTCTGCCTTTCGCTTAAACCACGCCTTAACTTGGTAAAGCTCGGTGGTGTCGGCTCCTACATCCGTGCGGTATCCCATCTCCCACTTGTTGCAGACGAAGCGCTCCACCGCCCACTCGTCGGTGTTGATCTCGCAAACCTGGATGAGCTGCTCCAGCGTCCTGACACGCGTCTTGGGTAGGCTGATGGTAAGCGTATCGCCGACTTGCTCGATGGCCTCGGTGAGTTTGTCAGAGGCTAGGGGTGCATTTTCTGACAGTGGCGATTTTGCAGGTTTTGGATTATTTTCCTGTGTCGTAAAATGCTGTTTTTCAGGCAAATCCCTCAGAGTAGCCAATGCTCTCAGGGCGCGTCGTCCGCGAGATCGGTTCGCCTCAAAGCTGCTCTGGTGCCCTGCTTCTCGAAGCGCCTCGCCGATCTGCTCCTGCGTTGCTCCCTGCTCCC